ATTAGAACCAAAGGATGGTCGTATATTCATGATTGGAATGAAAACCAATAAAGGTTTTAGTCAGGTAATTGAATGCTCAACTGAAGAACAAGAAAGAGAAGGTATTATCAAATTCTTTGATACTATAGATGAACTTAAACCAAGTATCATTGCGTCTTACAACGGGTTTAACTTTGACTGGTTTTGGATATTTGAAAGAGCCAAAGCTTTAAAGTTAGATATTAAGAAAATTGCAAAGACATTAAATCCAATCAACCCAATCAAACAATCTGAAAGTATGTTGAAGTTGGCAAATGAGGTTGAGAGATTTAATCAAACATCCATGTGGGGGTATAACGTTGTTGATACATTACACGCAGTTAGAAGAGCACAGGCAATCAATTCATCTATTAAATCTGCGGGTTTGAAGTATATTACCCAATATATTAAGGCAGAAGCTGCTGACCGTGTTTATATTGACCACACAGATATTGGACCGTTCTATGCAAAGAAAGAAGAGTTTTGGTTGAACATTCAAAACGGAAAATATAAGAAAGTTGGTGTTGACCCAAAGATTGACGAAGCTTGTTCAAAACATTCAAACATATATATCAAAACAACAGGTGATGATTTGGTTGAACGATATCTTGACGATGACTTGGAGGAAACTTTAACGGTTGATGAAGAATTCAATCAGGGTTCATTCCTATTAGCATCCTTGGTTCCAACAACATATGAAAGGGTTTCTACAATGGGAACTGCAACATTATGGGAAATCCAAATGAGAGCTTGGTCATATAAGAACATGTTGGCTATTCCTAAAAAGAATGAAAAGACCGAGTTTGTTGGAGGTTTATCACGACTACTTAAAGTAGGATATTCAACGGATGTATTGAAACTTGACTTCTCGTCACTTTATCCGTCAATACAACTTGTTCACGATGTATTCCCAACTTGTGATATAACAGGAGCAATGAAAGGAATGTTAAATTACTTCCGTAATACTCGTATCAAATATAAAAACTTGGCAAAGGAATATCAGGATATAGATAAAAAACAAGCGACATCTTACGATAGGAAACAATTACCTATTAAGATTTTCATCAACTCAATGTTTGGAGCATTATCTGCACCACAAGTATATCACTGGGGTGACATGTATATGGGTGAACAAATTACCTGTACAGGAAGACAATACCTTCGTCAGATGTTACGTTTCTTTATGAAACGAGGTTATACCCCACTTGTATGTGATACGGATGGTATGAACTTCTCATTACCTGAAGGTGGTGTGGATGATAGAAGATATATCGGTAAGGGTAAGAATTGGTTAGTTAAAGAAGGTAAAGAATATAAAGGTTACGATGCTGATGTTGCCGAGTTTAACGATATGTTTATGAAGGGTGCAATGGGACTTGATTGTGATGGTACTTGGAAATCCTGTATGAATATTGCTCGTAAGAACTACGCAACAATGGAACACAATGGTAAGATTAAACTTACAGGTAACTCAATCAAGAGTAAGAAACTACCACTTTACATTGAGGACTTTTTGGATAAGGGAATTAAGATGTTACTTGAGGGTAATGGACAAGCATTTGTTGAGTGGTATTATGAATACTTGGAGGTAATCTTTAACCAACAAATTCCATTAATGAAGATTGCTCAAAGAGCGAAAGTAAAATTATCTATTGATGATTATAAGAAACGTTCAAACCAAAAAACAAAGGCGGGTAATATGATGTCAATGATGGCTCATATGGAATTAGCAATTAGCGATGGTATTGCAGTTAGTTTGGGTGATGTAATATTCTATGTAAATAATGGGGCTAAAGCATCACACGGAGATGTTCAAAAGGTTAATAAACCTAAAAAAGGATGGTCTCAAGAACAATTAGATATATTTTTCAAAACCAATGAAGATAGAAAAGAAAAAGTAAAATTTTTACAAAAAAATGGATGGGAACAATCTTGGGGTGAGGATAACTGGGTTCGTAGTGATGCGACAAATAAGGAAGCAAATACAGGAATTCCAACAGACCGAGCATATCAAATAGCATTTTCAGATATAGTCGGTTCAGTAGTTCAACTTAATTGTTATCGTCTTAACCCGTCAGAATTGGAGTCCAATCCTAATATGACAGGTGAATATAATGTGGCAAGAGCAATTGTTACTTTTAACAAAAGAATTGAACCTTTGTTAATTGTGTTTAATGAAGAAGTTAGAAATAATCTAATTGTTACCGACCCTAAAGACAGAAGTTTATTTACCAAAGAACAATGTAAACTAATTAATGGTGTTCCTTTTGAACCTGCCGACCAAGATAGTATTGAAGATTTGTTAACTATTACAGACCAAGAAATGGTGTATTGGGGTAAACGAGGAATTGACCCTGAATACATTTACGAATTAGCTGAAGAAGGATGGGAAGAAATGGTTTAAGACTGTTTCAACCCATCAGATGAAACTATAAACCAACTACCAAAAGCATAATATAGTTCAACGCAAGCTCCCTTTTCAATATTAATTTCATTAAACTCTTCATCAATCAAACCCTCAATGGGTTTGATTTTTGTGTTTGTAAGGGCTTTAATTATTACGTGGTCAGTATTGTTATGATTTAAAATAATTTCAATTTCATCCAACTCTTTAGTAATTACAACACTTTCACCTTCAGTTGTATATTTTTCATCTGAAATCATGCATACTTCAGAAGTTGTTAATATTTGGTTTCCGATAACTCTTTTCATCGGAATTGATTTTTGAATACTCATAAAATTATATTACATACATATTTCTTGGGAACGCTCTGAACTTCATTTGTTTGTTAAGATTTTCAGCAATTAACGCTTCTCGTTCCATTATTTTTTCAGGTCTTAATCTTGTTAATCTACCATCAGCACCAATTAATTCTTCAATCAATTTTGTTTTTTCATCTTTACCTTCAGTTGCTAAAGTTGCGTAATCCATAGTTAATTCAGAATCAGGTGTTTTTAAATTTCCTGAATATTTTCCTCTAACTTTCGATAACGTTTCTTTACATCCTGCAACAAAATATCTTCTAACCCACTGTTGTGCTGGTTCGTTTAAGTCAACCCAAGCAATTGAGTTCATTGGAACATCCGAAGGAAGTTTGATAATATCAGGGTTTGCTGCTAAACAAGCATCTCTATCCTCAGGTCCAACATCGTAATACCAATACCAAATTTGGTGATGGTTTAATGACGCACTACCAAAGTCAAATTTACCACCTGGTGTTTGCATTAAATGAATTGCTTTTTTACCATTAGGTAATCCTGTAATTCTATAAGTTAAATCACCTCCAATAATTCTTCTTTGGATATTAATTTCTTGCATTCTTAATAACATATCAAACGCCGGCATCATAAAGTAAGAACCTGAACCTCCCATTTGAGCAAAACCACCAGGACCACCAATACCTGTACCACCTAAAGCCCCAAAACTCCATGGGTCAAATAATATATTGTTTAATGTTGCCGGTGTGAACCATAATAATTCATTTATTTCACGACCTGCAGGAATTTCATAAATCTGTTGATTTGGGACTAATGTGATAAAGTCTTTTTTAAGAACCCAATCTCCAAGTGGTGATGATTGTAAACCAACTATTTTAGAATATGCTTGTGCGTATCTATTTTCGTAATCTAAACTTTTTGTAAGAAATGCTCTTGATAAAGACTGTGTATCTAAATTTAAATTATATAATGAAGTCCATTGTGATTCAATTAACCAATCTTGAACATATTGAGAATAATCCCCAATAGAAAATTCTAAGATTGAGTCCATTTGTTCATCTTCTAATTCAATTGAACGAATTGGGGCTCCTAATACGTGTCTAACTTTTGTGTATAGTTGACTTCTGTAAGGTTCTGCGATTATTGTATTCATGAAGTGATATTTCTATATAAATATCAATTCACAGTATAAATTAAATCTTGTGTTGGAATTTTAAACATACTTGAACTAAAGGCGACAGTTTTGTTTTTAAAAATATAAACTTCTTTGTTAATATTTGAGAAAATTAACAAGTCGGTATTAAATTTTTTAACAAACCCTCTGATTTTTATATTATAAAAACCATCAATTACTTCCATACTTAAAATTGGTTTTACTTGAGCATTTTGTATTTTGTTGTCAAAATTAACAGTTAAATCAGTTCCCGCAAAATCTTCTTTTGAACCTAAACTACCAACTACAACTGCGGTGCCCTCACCAAATTCTTGATTGATTTTTTTTGCAACATATTCCTCAAGTTGACCACCTTTGTCATGGGTTCTTTTTAAAAGTTTCATAATTTTATCAAGAGTTTTAGACCCTTTAAAAATTCTGTCACCAAAAAAACCCAAATACTCACAAAATTTGTTTATTTCTTCTACTTGTTGTGAAGGTGTTGCCCCAATAAAATTTAATGTGGGTTTATTTAGTTTTGTAAGTACGACATTTAAATCATCAACTAAAATTTTAAACCCAATATAGTTTGTATTTAATTTATTAATTACTGAACGACCTGGTTCTTCTAAGTCGTAAATACCTGAAGATGAACCTTCAGAATGTTGATTGTTTTCATACCATTTATCAGATAAAACTCTTTTCAGAGTGTTGTCAATACATCTTCTATAAGTCCAAAGAACATTTTTATTATTACTAAAAATATCTGAATAATCTGATACGTTTTCGTATATAAGTTTTTTTTGTGAAATTGACTCGTTCAATTTTTTTTCAGTTTTTGATTTGTATAACTCGTTCACAAATTCCCAATTAATTGCGTCCCAAAAATTTTCAATATATTCATCTCTTTTGTTTTGGTATTTTAAATAATAAGCATGTTCCCATAAATCCAATCCTAACAACGGAAAACCTCCATTGTTTATTATATTCATAAGTGGATTGTCTTGATTTGAAGTTGACATAACTTTTAATCTACCTGTATCGGTTAAAACTAACCAACACCATCCTGACCCAAATCTTTTTCTTGAGATTTCTTCAAATTTAGTTTTGAAATTACGATATGTTCCAAATTGTTTAACAATCTTTTCAAATACCTCACCACTTGGTTTTTGTGGTGTAGGTGATAACATCTTCCAAAATAATGCGTGATTAAATGCCCCACCTGCGTTGTTTCTTATTGTTGTATTATACTTTGAAATTTGTTTAACAATGTTTTCTAATTCAACATCCCCATAATCTTTTTTACGAAGAGCTGAATTTAATTTTTTGACATACCCTTTATAATGTTTCTGATAATGAAACTTCATGGTTTCAGGGTCAATAAATCTTCTTAATGATGCGTAACCATAAGGTAATTTATCAATACCTATAGTTTTCATTTCGTTAATAAAAAATTTGGTTTCAGGTTGAGTTTCCTCACCTAATATACGACTAACTAATGACTCTGATACTAAATTTAACGATTTCATTAATTATAAATACTTACTTACTATTGATTTCGTTAAGTATTTGTTCAACAATATCTACAGAATTTTCATCTATATCACCCATAACCGTACCAATTATCTGTTTCTTCTTTATAAGAATATCATAGATAACACCCTCAATCGTGTTTTCAAATAGTGGGTAATATATTGAAACTGAATTTTTTTGTCCGTATCTGTAAGCTCTGTCTTCCGCCTGACTATGTTCTGCGGGAACAAATGATAAGTCATTCATAATAACGGCTTCACCTGCCGTAAGAGTTAATCCGACACCTGCAGCTTTCATGTTACCACAAAAAACTTGTATTTTATCACTCTCTTGGAACTTATCAACCGCATCTTGTCTTGCAGGTTTTGATGTTGAGCCATCTAAATAAACAGATTTTTTACCAAAATGTTCGTGTATCTTTTTTAAAGGTTCTGTAAAGTTACTGAAAATAATAACTTTCTTACCCTGCTCAATAATGTTCTCAGCAAGTTCAATTGTAATTGGTATTTTTTCTTCAGCAATTACTTGTCTTACTTTCATAAGTTTTGTGAATTGAACCGATAATGATTTTGATTCATCTTGTCTGTTATTATACCAATCGTAATACTCACCCATCAATCCTTCATATAACCTTGATTTCAAACGAAGATAAACAGGTGTCATAATTTTTTCAGGTAAATCTAAAACATCAGTTTTTAAT